AGCTGGGGATCGGCCCCATCTGCCGCGCGAAGTTCGGATGGTAAGAAGGAGCACCCCTTGAAGGACGCGATCAAATCCTGGGGGGTGTTCTACACCCTCTGCATCGTGAACATCTGGGCCTGGAGCCATGCGCTGCGGGCGATTGTGGGGGCGATCTCGCGTTAAGCTACTACCCCGGCACCCCGAGGCCGATCGCGGCCTGTACCCCCGAATCCTCGCCCCGCTGCACCCCTTGCACCATGGCCCCTTTCGCACAGCTACCGTTCCACGTACTCACCCCGTCAGCTCGCGCAGTGCTTCGCCTGTACGTGCTCGGGCACCCGAAGGAGGTACGAGATCACCTCGACACCCGCACTAGGAAGCGGACAGGGTTGTCACACTTCGATGAAACGATCTGCGACCTCATTCCCGACGACATGGTGCGCCTGCGCAAGGTGTGCCCGCTACCCTTCACCCCAGCGCTGATCTACTGCCGCGGCGGGACGCATGTCGCAAGGCACGTCGACGGGATTCACTGGCTGCGGCAGTGCACGATCGCGACCCCGCTGTATCCGAAAGAGGGGTACGCTGACACGGTGTACTGGCCCGACATGCACGCGACCGAACCGGATTACGTGCTGCACTGGACTCGGATGCCTGTGCTGATGGACATCCAGCATCCGCACAGCATCACGAACAACGCGTCACCGAGGTTCAACTTCCAGCTGGCGTTCGGCACCCCGTTCGCCGAGGTGCTCGCACTGCTGCACGCAGGGGCGCTCGATGTGCTTAGAGCGCCAGATTACCAGTAGCTGAACCCGCTCGGCGCAGCGTAGACACATTCGCTCGCACCGCTGTTGACATCCATCAGCAGGTCTGAGCCTGCTTCAGCGCTCCAAGGCGATGCAGCCATGCTCCATGACTTGCTAGCGGCAAGGTACGTCGAATCGACTGTCGCGTTAGTGCCCGCCGCAGGGTTGCCTGAATTGTGCCATGTGCCGTTGACCCCGATCCACAAGAGACGATTGTCAATGTCCATTGCGAACATCAGCACATCGTTGTCGGCGAAGTCGACGATGCCAATGCCAACAATGAAGTTTCCACCTCGGTAGATCCGGTTCGTTGAACCGGTCGAGTCAGGCCAGATGCCGACACCAAGATTTGCACCGGTGCCAGCGGCTAGGTTGTTTGACGAGAACAAGAAATCTGACGCAGTGACACCGATGCCGTTCGTTGTCGTGCCACCGTCGAAGATGTTCGTAGCGCGGATCTCACCGTACCATTTTCCAGCCGACTTGAATGAGTCAACTGGAACAGTGCGTGAGACTGCGCTGCTGCCAGCCGACATGACCAGACGACGTCCGTTGTTCGCCAGTGACATCGGAGAGCTAACATCCGAGCTCCTCCACCGCGATCCGCCACCGGCAACAGCAGCGGGCCGGCTGAAGACCGCTCGTTTGACGTTCGCTCGCATTGTGGTCAGTCTTGCAGGGCGTGCAGGCGAATGGTGAACTTCTCAGCGCTCACGGGTGTGTACGCATTGCGCACGACAAGAACCCCGTAGATTGCTTGCACGGCTGCCGTGCATTGGAACGGAACGCTGATGTTCGCCGCTTGGGTTGCGCCGTTTGCACCCGCAGTCTTGAAACTACCGAGCGCGAAGTCGATGCGTCCAATGAGAGCTTCGAGTTCAGCATCGGAAGGGTTCCATGCAGCATTGTCGTTCTGCATGGTCGGAGCGGTATCGAATAACCACAGCTCCAGGTCCGGCTTCGTGGACTGCGCAGCACTGTCTATGAGCAGCGCATGCTGAATCACACCGCCGAGCCCGGGTCCCCGCGCGATGTTGCTGAACGTCAGAACGGTGGCCGCGCTGGTGCTGTTGGCAACGACATCGCCCGCACCGTAGGCTGTCGTATCCGCGGGCCTTGTGTAGCTTGCGCTGACGATAGTGGTGACAGGCCTGTTGCGCTTGATGTAGAGTGCATCGCTGCTCATGTGTGCTCCTTACGCCCAGATCACTCGCAGCGAGCTGATCGGGAAGCTCACCGGGTCGCCGTTGGCAATCGTGCGCGGTGACGCCGCACCAGTACCGTCAACGATCTCGCCGTACAGGCAGCGGTTCCCGCCGCTCGCTGCGTCCCACAGCTCCCAATGGCTCGCGGTACCCCAGGCAGCGCCCGCGGTACCGAAGTCCAAGACCGCGTTGTTCGACGTCGTCCCGTTCGTGCCAGAGCTGGGGTTCGTGGTGCTTCCATCCGCGTTCGTCGCTGCCCACGCTGTGGTCGACTGCGCAATGCTGACGGGAGCGTAACCGGTACCCGATAGCTCGGTGCCCGCTGCTGCCGCTGTAGGCGTCGTGCTGACGAGCCTCAAGTACAGCGTTGCCGGAGGTGTGAACGCGACGCCGCGGTGGAACCAGTCAACAATCTTGTTCCGAAGGTAATTCGTCATGCCAGGCATGGGTTGCTCTCCTTGTTCACCATTCCACGACTACGACGCCTTGAGTGCCGCCGCTGCCGCTCGAGACTCCATCGTAGCCGTCGCCACCTTGACCGTATCCACGCCCTGCGCTGTTCGCGTACATGCCGTTCCCGTGATAGGATGCGCGCACGTCGCCGCTCGGGAAGGTCACGGTCCCCTTGCCACCAGTCGACGCACCGGTAGCGGAAAACGTCGACCCGAAGGACGTGGAGCCCCCGGTGCCGTCCGGACCTGCGCCACCTGCACCGATCGTCACAGCGAACGACGTACCGATGTCAACGCCGGAGAAGTCACAGCTGGCCATGTGAGCACTGTTGCCAGCTGCACCGGGAATGATGTAGCTGTCCTCGCCCCCGCCCCCGGTCGTGTAGGAGCGTCCACCAGCACCGCCTGCAGCGAGGAAGACCCTGAACTTGTGAACACCGTTCGGAACGCTGAACGTACCGTTCGAGGTGAAGATCTGCCTGCCTGGCGATGCGTTGACGTGCGCGATGATCTGCTGCTCGCGGCTTGCAAGAACTGGATCATCGACCGCGACGGTACTAAGCGTCATATCCGTATCCTTCGACTAGGGGTGTGCCAACCTTGCCGTCCTCATCGGCGTAGTACGCTCCGTTCGCATGCTGCGCATCGCTCGACGCGTTGTAGACCGGTGTTCCATCTGCCATGTAGACAGCTCGACGGCGTGTACCGCTTCCTCCGCCAGGCCCTTCCTGGTACGGCAAGTCCGCAGAGTGTACTCGATTATCTTCGACCACAGCTCGGATCTGTACGACGTCGCCTGCTCGAGGTTGGATTGACAGCACTCGGCAGAGCTTGGCGTATGCTGACGCAGCGCCCATCGCGTATCGGGTGCGATCGCTCTCGGTGCCAGTCTGGAAGGTTCCGCTGGGCGGTACGCTCTCGCTGAACACCATGGAGCGCGGGTTGCTGCCAGCGACGACCTTGTAAGGTCCCAAGACGTCACCCTGGGGCGTGCTGAAGATGGCGTAATTGTCGCCGACACTCCAGTCGAGCTCTTCTGTGCAGGTAGCGGCTACACCGTTCCACGCTTCGATCTCACCGCTCTTACCCCAGCCAGCGACATCGTGCGACACAGCGATCAAGTCACCGAAGGCTGGGAGGTACCCTTCCATCTCGGTTGTGAACGTCACCGTCGCTCTGCGGTACGCTGCGTCAGCGACCATGTAGGCCGCTTCGCGCTGCGCCTGCGGCAGGTTGCTGATGCCGATAATGGACGCGCGAGCGGGCTGCACCGGGTCACCGGTCACACCCGGGACGGGCATGGTGACGTAAGCGCTGGACCATGTCGTCTCGTCGAAGTACTCGAGCTCGATACCGTCGGGCGTGTCCTCGGTCACCATCTGGTAGTCAACGCTGAACGACCCCTTCTGGATGTTGCGCATGTTGAACAGCGCGACCGGAAGCGTCTGTTCTGCGTCACGGATGAACGTGAACACACTGCCTCGCATGATGGGACGAGCGCGACCAGCGCGTGCGATTGTGGTCAACGCTGACCACATGCTCACTCGCTTGTCGAAGATGCCGTTGAAGTAGTCCCCGCGCGCTGCCCACACTTGGTCGAGCTCGTAGAGCGTCTGCAGGTCGATTCTGCTGTCGGGTACGTTGCCGCCGTACACCGGGTTCTTCAGCACGTCGGCCAACGCCCACGCGATGCTCTGCGTCTCGACCGGGTCCGACCAGCCAGTGTCCGGGTCCCAGGTTGGCAGCTTGCGGCGAATGATGAGTGAGATGCGGCGCTGCGACAACCCGCTCAGCTGGTTGTTGGCCTTCATCTTCAATGCGAAGAAGTTCGCATTGCCCTCGAGCGGTGTGGCTGTGTTGAGGTAGGCTCGCATCCCGCCCCAGTCGATCTCGTGCGCTGCGCGGCTGTTCGTGTCCTTCGCTTCCAAGCGTTGCACCCGAACCTCGTACCGCCCAGCGCTCACGGTGTAGCTGTACGTCCTGCGGACAGGGCTGTTCTGTGCAAGCGTCAAGCTCTCGCTGCCCAAGAGCGACCAGCTACCAGACACGGCACCATTGTCGTTGATGCGACGGGCCTCCACCATCCAGCTGGCCGTCTTGTCCGTCAGCCCGCCGCTGTCGTTGGCGTAGAACAATCCGCGCGGAGCAATGATGTCGATCTCGATCCGGGTCGTACGCAACCCGGGGCCGCATGCAGAGAACGGCCCCACGTAAGCACCGAACGGGAGTTCCTGGTTTGCCACCTCGGGTGCGTTAACGACTGAAGGACTCACCAGCGACAACGGTGCAGCGTACTGAGGACCGACGAACTGCGTCTCCACGCCAACGAAGTGGCTCAGCTCGGTGTCGTCGATCATTGTAGACTCGACCGTGAACTCGTCCATCACCCCGATGCAGAGCAGCGCGTGATAATACTGATTGTCGGCGTCGTCGAAGACGCTGTAAGGCGGCGCAGCGAAGTCCGGCGTGATGATGTGCCGCCCGTAGGGCACAGGCATGGCTTGCCCGAGTCGCGCGCTGTTGCCGCTCAGTTGAATGTTGTAAGTCGGAGACGGTGCGTCGGTCTGTGCTTGTGCCAGCGGAGCGAAGTTCGGTGCGGGCATGAGCCCGCTGATCAGCAGCGCAGCACCGACCCCGATCAGCGCTTGCGCACCAGGAACCACGACACCGACAACGATTAGGATGATCCCGAGCACAGCTTGGAACGACCCGCCACCGCCCCCGCCCTTCGGCAAGGTGAGGAACCCGACGTGATCGTCCCTCGTGGGTTCGACCAGATGCCAATCGGCAGGGTGCACGAACTCGCCGTTCCACGCACACACGACAGGCAGGGTTGTCACGGGTGCCAAATCCCGCAGCGTTGAACCCTCCTTCGAGCGAAACGCGATGCGATCCCGCGGATCCATTACGTTGTACCCGTGCACCACAATGGCGCCGGTACCGTGCAGGGTGCTAGCGGGCGGCTGGGGCCGCGATCGGTTTAGGGTGTGCATGGTGCTCGCCGGTAGTAGGTAAGGCCGCCCCAGCCGCCGATTCTCAGGCTCGGCAACGGTTGGAAGACAACCCCGGAAGGTTCGAAGCAATGAAGCACACCCTGCGCGCCGTTCGCTCGAAGCGCGATGCCCACGTGAACGGGGATGCGGTTGCGCGCCATCATCACGATGTCACCGTCTTGGGGCGTGTCGACCTTGTTCCAGTTTCGGTGCTCCCCGTGGTTCTCCAGCAGGTCGCGCACTGCGGGCCACGTATCGGGCACCAGGACGTCCGGAAGCGCGATGCTGTACTGCACCCGCTGAACGTAGCGAACGAAGCCCCAGCAGTCGAATTCGTCCGGCCCCTGCGCACCGTAGCGCCAGGGCTTGCCGATCAACGGTGTCGCCCAGTGTGTCATCGCGCGCTCAGCCCCGGGAACTTCTTGGCCGTGTACTCGATAGCCGGGAAGCGACGGTTCGTCAGGTCGCCGTACCCAGCGCGAGCAGTCACCGTCGTCATGCCGCAGCTTACGCTCCGGAGCGACAAGGTGAGCGGCGGGTTCATGTGCGGTGCGGTCAGATCGCTCGCAAGGTATGGGCGCCACGTGACCTCGATAGGGACGCGACTCTCTTTCGCTGCGTCCAGATACTGCATCAAGTGCCTCGCGACGTTGTCGACCGTGATCTCCACCTCGGGCACGCTGCCGCTATCGCTCTCCGAAGGCCTGGTGAAGGTGAAGTAGACGCCGTAGAACAGCACTGACGCCCCAGGGTTGAGAGGTGCGTCAGCTTCGAGCGTGGCAGTCAGATCACTGTGGTCATTGACCACACGAATGCCGAATGGTGTGCTGCCGTCCAAGAACGTCGGGTGCCGGAATTCCAGCGTGTCGAGCACGACCTCGTCTTCGGGTGCGCTTGCGTATGCGGCAGCAAGCGCTTCCGAGTAGGTGATGCCCTTGCGGGTTGCACGGTAGTCAGGCATATGACAAGGCGTAGATGTCGTCGTAATCGGTTTCGCTGGTCGTCACGCCCGAGTCCATTGTGAACTCGATACGGTCGAACGTGACCGGCGCAATGTTGAGTGGCGGGCTGAATGTGTACACCTCTGAACCCGTTGTCTCATCGAACATGGTGAACACCGTAGCGCCAGGCGTTCCTATGAACTGGATATCAACTCTGTAAACGCGATTGATAACGACTTGCGAAGTGTTCGCGTTGTATTCCGTAATCGCGACACCGTTCCAAAGAAGAATCTTCGGTCTGCGCGCACCGTCAAACGCACCTTCGCGGATCGGGTTGAAGTACAGGCGAGCGTTCGTACCTGAGAACAAGCCAAGGATTGCACCGTCATCGCTGTTGGCAGCGGTGACACGAAAGCGGAACGACAGGAAGTCAGCTGTGACCGGAGCTGCTAGCTCGCGCCTGATCTTCGCAATCGTACCAGACGACTGCGGTGCGCAGTGCATGCAATTGCTCGTCATGCCCTCGCGGACGGTGAAGATGCTCGTATTCCCGCTGACACTGGTGTACGCAGCGAAACCGTTCTCGAAGTCCTCGAGGAAATCGTATTGCGACGTCCGGTCGTTGATGGAGAACTGCCGTTCACGCAGCTCAAGTCGCGCGGTCACGTTCCAGTACCGGTGCCCGTCGAGTGTCGCCTTGTAGCGCTCGGCAAAGCGAGCAACGTGCCATGTAATGCCACCAGCGCTGGGGAGCTCAATCCAGAACCATTTGTGCCCGTACTTGAGGGTCGTCTTCCACCACGCAACGAAAGTGGCGTAATCCGACTCGAGGAAGCGAAAGCTGACCGGCGTGAATGCCCCTGGCTGCCTGGAGCGACGACGGAACGCCTTGGGCCCTAGCTCGGTGTCCGTTGCAAGAACCTGGGCTGTTGGCTCCATCGTGAACGCCCCCGGCCCCGGGAGCGTGCTGGGGTACTCAGGGGTCGCCATCGGTTAGGAGGCGTCAGCGTAAGCAGAATCGAAGCTGGGCGCAGTCGTGGTCGTCGCTGCGAGCGTCTTCGCCACAACCTTCTCGTCGGTAGCGTCGCAGACAATCACCTCGACGAATTGCCAGTGCTCACCAGGCTGTAACGTCTCACGTGCGATCTCGTACTGCGTGGACGCCTTGTCCTTGTACAGAACGATCGTCTGCGCCACGGTGTCGCGGTTGCTGAACTTGACGTTCTTGACGAGCCTGCGGGTGCTGGCGCCAGGCACTGTGACCACGTCAACAAGCGTCGTGCCGTTCAGCGCACCTTCCAATCCACCTTCAACGAATGCCATGTTCAGATCTCCATCCACTCACGCGACACAGCCGACGCGTTGGCGTTAATGTCTTGCCCCTGCACAGTGCCCAGCCAATCGAGGTTCATCCACTGGCGCGACTGCTCGGGGTACGACAAGAATGTGCCTACATCAATCGCGCCGGTAGCGGTAACGCCGACCGTCGTGGTTCCTCGCATTGGAAGCGGAGCAAGTGTACCGCGCGGCAATCGATACATGCCAACCGTCGTAGCCCCGCGCATCGCTGGGAACGAAAGTCGACCCGTTGCAGTGACGCCAATTGATGTCGTTCCGCGCAGCGTCTTGCCAATCCGGATCGCACCAGTGCCACGCACTACGCCGACCGCAGCGAGGCCTTTCAGTTCATCGGTACCTGCGGGGCGGGTGCTGCCGAAATTCTCTCCCAGCGCTCTGACACGGAGCGTGACACGCCATTCCAACTCATGCACGACCTCTGCCTTGTACTCGCCGAGGGCGTGCACGGTGTACCAGACGAGGGTGTGGTCATCGTCGAGCAGCTGAATGTCAAAGCTCTGCTCGCCACCCTTGATGGTGTTCTGCCACCATACGTCGAAGATATGGTAGTCGTCTTGAGTGAACACCCATTGCAGGTCAAACACCCGTGGCGCGCTGCGCATGCGGTTCCGACGCCGCACTTGCCCGATCTCGGGCTCAAACGCTGAACGGATCTCTTCGAACGTGTCCCCGTACCCGTCTCGGTCCGGTACTCGCAGGTCAGCAGGAAAGCGGATTCCAGTGGCCATCAGCGCGAAGACCCGGTTGCACGGTTGAGACCGTATTGGCCCTCGAATGCTTCAGCAATGCGCCCGCCGCTGCGGACATTCTTGACCACAGCTTCCTCGATGCGGATCTCGATCTGCTTCCCGTCCGGCGTGTCGCGTTCGTCGGTGCGAGCAGTCGTTCCGGGCGGGGTGATGATCGTGATGTCGACGTTCTGCTGCCCGCCACCGATCGTTGCACCAGCGTTCATGGCTTCCAGCGCAGCGCGGTTCCGCTTCGTGGCGTCTGCGTTCGCAACGAACTCTTGACCGTGCACGACGCCAGCAATCTGCGACGTGCCCATGTTGCCGGTATAGCCACCCTCTTCGAAGCCAGCGATCTTCGCGACGTTCGCTGCGGCACTGATGCCCACTGCGATCACCTGCGGGGCGTTGTAAGGCCACCCAGGCGGCGCAGCAAGCGCCTTCTGTACCGCAAGGACACCGTCGATCGTTGCTTGCGCTACAGCGGCGGCCTTGCCGATTGCCGCGAGGCGCTTGTTCCCGCTGCTCGACAGCGTTGCGAGGTTGGCGAAGAAGTCCTTCGTCCCTTGGAGCTGCGTCTCCTTGTACATGAGCGCAATGCGAGCTTCTGCTGCCGCAGCAGTCTCGGCGCTGATCAGGTTCTTCTCGCGCAGCAGCGCGATCTGATCGTACATATTCTGGAACGCTGCGATCTGCGCATCGATTGCAGTCTGCGTGCCCTCGAACAGCCCCGGGAACATCTGGTTCACCGTCTGCGCTGCGTCACCTTGCGTGAACCCGCTGTTCGGGTCCGCCAGCAGGGCGTTGATCGCGTTCAGCTGGGTGATGTAGGCCTGCCGCTGCCCCACGCTGTTCGCGATCAGCGCGTCCTGCGCTTGCGTGGCAGTGTTCAGGTCCCGCATTGCCTGCAGCTTCGCCCGCAGGGCCGCGGTTTCAGCTTCATCAAGGGGTAGGCCTTGCTTCTTGAGATCGTTGCCTATACGCAGAAGTTCCGTCTCGACACCGCGCTCGGTCGACGTAACCTTCAGCAGCGCTGCCTGCTCGTCAAGCTCGCGGTTGACTGCCTTCAGTGGGTTGATGATGTCGTCGTAGTAGGCCTTGGCGAGTTCGAAATACTTCTGGTTCTCCGCCGCAGTGATCAGCCCCAGCCGTTGAGCTTCGTTGAGCGTCTTCTGTGCCTTCGCAAGCTCCAGGACCGCCCCGCTACTCGGGAGGATGGTATTCAGCAGCGAGCGCAGAGCGTTCGTGGCCTTGTCGATTTCCTTCTGGTCCACCTTGACCGGTGCAGCAGGGCCCGCCACATTGCTGACCACACCCTTCGTCTGCGCTGCGATGCGCTCAGCTCCGAGCTGCGAAGCACGCGCCTCCAGTTCGGACAGGAACTTCTGCGCGGGGCTTCCACCCGCACTGAAGCCTTCACTGAACGCGGTGCCGATGTCCTTGCCAAGGCGGGCAGCAGCACCTTCCGCGTCGTTCGGCAGGGTGAAGTCCAGGTTCGTCGCAATCTTGCCCAGTCCAGCGAACTCCGTCACCGTGCTGAGCAGGTCACCCGCCTTGTTGACGAACGTGCCGATCGCGGACAGGACGAAGTTGAGCGCCTGAACGAACAGGTCTTTCAGCGCTGGGGGCACACCCTCGAAGATCGCCACCGTTGCGTAGACCGCACCCCTCCAGGCGTTGATGAAGAAGTCGACCGTCTTCGCCACTGCACGCAGGATGCCAGCAATGCTGAATTCCACGCTGCCGAGCCACTCCTTCGCGAGCTTCAGCAGCGGACCGAACAGCTCGTTGGCGTACTTCGCCACCTTGTCGAACGCAGCAGCAACGACCTCACCGAACGCACGGAACAGGTCGCCGAGTGTGGTCACCGAGTCCGTACCGAGCAGAATCTTGTCGCGGAACAGCGTCACCGCAGTGATCGCGGACGTCAGCAGGATGAGGAACGCACCGAGCGGGTTCGCTGCGATCGCTGCGGTGAGGAAGTTGAACGCAGTGGCGAGCCCCCTGATGAGCGCAGCGGTACCGCCCACAAGCACCAGCCCCGCAGCAAGGCTGATCAGCGCCCGTGCAACGGTGTCCAGGTTGCGGGCCAGCGCGAACAGCGCTGAGGATAGCGCACCGGTGATGCCAGTGGACGTATCGAACGCACCGACGAGGTTCAGTGCGTTGTTCTTCAGTACCTGGAAGGACTGCGACAGCGTCGGGACCGTCTTGGCGAACCGCTGCTCGAGCTCCTCGCGCGAACCCTGGAACGCTTTCAGGATGGTCTGGGCAGTGATCTTGCCCTCTTCGCCCATCTTGCGCAGCTCGCCCCGGGTGACGCCCATCTGCTTGGCAATGACGTCAGCCACTGCGGGAAGCTGCTCCATCACGCTGCGCAGTTCGTCGCCTCTCAGCACACCGGACGCCATACCCTGCGAGAGCTGGATCAGACCGGCTTGCGCTTCTTGTGCGCTAGCGCCAGACAGCAGGATGGCCTGGTTCAAGCTCTTCGTGAAGTCGATCAGCTGTCGTTGGCTGACGCCAAGCTCCTTACTGCTGACCGCCAGGCGTGAATAGAGCTCGACGCTACCTTCAAGGGACGAGCGGGTGTCGTTGCTGGCCTTCAGGAGCTCGTTGTAGACGCCCAGCAGGTTCTCACCTTCCAGACCGGTTGCGCGCAGGCGGTTCTGAAGATTGGTGTAGCTGTCCGCCAACCGTAGGGCCTCACGCGCGGCGAGCGCACCGCCCAGCACCCCCAGGGCCTTCTTCAGCAGATCGATCGCCCCTGCGCTCTTTTCAGCGGCTGGTGCAATGCTTTCGATGTTGCGCCTGACGACGACCGCACCGTCTTCTCTGATGCGGATGTCAATGTTTTCAGTCGTCATTTCACACCGTTGTCGTCAAGCAATTTGGCGCCCTTGACCTGGGCGACGCCGTCCAGGACTGCTGACTCGACAAACCCGGCAGGCGCTTGAGCGCTGTGGCCGCGGTTCAATGCTCCAATATACGGCAGGTTATTGGTTAGATGAATCGTTTCGCCACCCTTATACGTGGCAATCGCAGCAGCGCCCAGCGCAAGAGCGATCTGAGTGTTCGGTCCAACCGTGTCGCCTTCCTTGCCGGGTACGTGCGCGTCGATTGTGCCCTTCGCGGGCTTGCCGATCTCGACCTGCCAATTGCTCCGAGCTCTACCGGTGTCGACTGGTGTGCTCATGACCACAGTGCTGTCGACGCTCAGCGCTACCTTGCGCACCAGCGCATTCGCGTTCGTCTCGACGTTCTTGCCAAGCTGTCGAATCCGAACTGCGAAGCGCTTGAGGTCCATCAGCGTGCTGCCTTGCGGGTGATCACGGTCTTGGCTGGTGCAGCGTCCTTCTTGGGCGCTTCTTTCTTGGCCTTGCTTGCACGGTGATTCAGGTACACCGTGTCCATCATGCGGATGTGCGCGAACATATCATCTCGCTGGTCGCCCACGAGTTCCATGTCGTCGCAGTAGTCCCTCACCGCAGTCCAGGGAATGGGGCCCTCACCGAACCCCATGGAGCGGCACGTCGTCAGGTCCATGAAGGCGAGATAGAACAGTTCGAGCCCAAGCTCCAGCTCGGGCGCGTCTGCAATCGCTTTGGGCAGTGGCATCCGGTTGCGGATGCACTGCTCAATGATCGTCTTCTCGTGAGGGCCCTGCTCCAGGACGTAGAGCAGGACCGCCTTCAGTTTCCCGCTTCGCGTTCCAGCAGCTCGGCGCGGAAGAGCGCGCTGCGCTGGGACTGCTCCTGGATGTCCCTGAACAAGTCCGGCAGGTCGGTGAACAGCTTCACCGCGTTGGCGGCGTTGAAGGGCATGGGGTTGCCATCGGCGTCCTCGACGTTCTCCCAGTCCAGCACGACCGTCTCCGCGTAGACCTCGCGGAGCAGCTTCTCGATCACTTGCGTGTCGATAGTCTCGGTTTGGATCTGGCGACGGTACGGCTTGACCTTCGCTTCCATGCGCTTCGTGTAGGCCGTGTTGGCGCCACCAGCTCGCGCGATGCGGATGGTGATCGGCAAGCCGGCCTTGTTGAAGCCGTACTCCAACAGAACCCCCTTCTTCTCGAGGGACTCGTCGGACTTGAACTGACGGTAGAGGGACATACGTTCTCCGAAGTGGAACAGGATGAGGGGGAGCAGCACGGCGCTCCCCGGTGCCGCCCTTAGCCCGCCGCGGTCGGCAGGTACGGGAAGTTCATCATCAGCATCGTGTAGCCGAACGCGCTCTCCGCAGCGTTCTGCTCCAGCGGCAGCGTGATGGGCTGGTCCTGCTCCACGTTCAGACGACCGTCGCCCAGGGACAGCAGCGGGATGTCGAACACGATACCGGCGTTGTCCTTCGCGATCGCGATGTCCAGGGTGACGTCGCTGTTGTTCCGGACCGCCTGCACTGCGGTGACGTCAGCGAAGTAGGCTGTCATGGAGCCGCCCACCTCGAACGTGCCGGTGCTGGTATCGAACGCCCCCAGCGTGCCGATCGCCTTGTTCGGCGTCACGTTGTTGTTGACGGTGAGCGTGAGCTCGGTGGCGAACGCGAACAGCGGGGTGACCGCCGCATCGGTCGTGCTGACCAGGGCCAGCTTGATGCGCGCAAAGTCGCTCGAGGTGTTGATCGCCTCTTCCGCAGTCAGCGCGGGCCTCGTGCCTGACTTCACGCCTACCGCCCCGGTGCGCTGCTCGTTGTCGATCGCCACGAACGTCAGGTCCGCGTTCACCTTGTCGGCTTGCGGGATGTTCACCGTCAGCTCGTTGGCCACCGCGCCCACGAGGTACTCGGACATGACACCGTCGTCGTCCTCGCCCAGCGTGCGCTCGATGTTGTACGTGCGTCGCACGATGTCCGCCGCTGCGGGTTCGTTGCGCAGCACGTTGCCGAAGAAGACCTGGATCGTCTTGCCGGTACCGGTCTCCGCGCTGGCCGTCCACGACACCTTGTCGAACTCCAGGTACCCCGCAGCGATGGCGCTGATGCGAGCAAACCCGCCAGCGTTCGTTGCGAAGCGCACACCAGCCGCGTCGCCACCGACGTAGACCCATTCACCGACCAGGAGGCCGAGTGTGGTCATGTCCTTGCCGCTATCGTTGAACCGCACGAGCTCGCCGTTCTTGCTGATCGAGCTGGTACCGCTGCCGAACTGGAACCCGACGACCTCCACCTTGGCAGCGGCCGGGGGCGCAGCTTCGTCGGACAGAGCATCGCTGACGCTGATCGCGGTCGCGGTGCTGGTGCCGTTGGCCACCTTCAGACCGTTGTTCGCTGCCACGCCGAAGCCCGATGCGAGCAACAGGTGCCCGCTGACGATGGTCGTGGGCAGACCCGAGGCGGCCGTGTAGTCGTCCGCAGCGGCCGTGATGGCCGTCATTGCGACGTGCGTGCCGTTCACCGGGGAGCTGCTGGGCTTCTGCCGCAGGTCCGCGAAGAAGAAGCCCTGGAGCAACCGGGTGAGGTTGTTCTGCGTCAGGTCCTGGTTGAAGCCGCCGGAGGCGTCCAGGTCCGTCACCGTGCCCTTCTTGCGCTGGCGGGTGGCGTTGATGGGGTTGCGCGCGACCGTGGCGATCTGCCCGCCGAAATCGCTGTAGCTGTTCGGTTCCAGACCGTACCAGATGGGCGTGCCGGGCAGGGTGCCCAGCGAGCTCTCCTCTGCGAAGCTGAGGCCGGTCAGGTTGGAGTCTTGCTTGTTCGCCATGGTGCGTTACCTCGTGTCGTCGTAGGTGAAGTCCGTCAGGACGTTGATTTGCTCGAAAGCGCCGCTCGATCCGACCTCTTGCATGCGAGGGTTTCGATACCACACTGTACCGCGGGCAGTTCGATAAGCGTTGACCACAGTCTGCGCCAATGCGTAGGCTGTCACCATCCCGTCTCCGACAGGTGCAAACACTTGCACCCATAGGGTTCCGGTCTGAGTGTACCTCTTGGGGCCCATGGCTCCAGCGAGGGAGGATTGGCGGCCGTTCGCGTGCCTCACGGTCACGCGAGCCCATGCTGCGTTCGGTACGTTTGCTGGCTTGTCGCTGTACGTCACGTTCCCAGCGGCAGTCGTGGTGTCCCAGGCAGCCTTGAAGACTGCCAGCATCTCGTCGCGCGCTTCGTCGGCGGTCATTGCTTCACTCCGAACGCAAGCAGAAGGACGGTGTCACCGGGCTTCAGCACCCGCACCCATTCCACGCGCCAGTCGACACCAGCGTCGGTGATGGTGTTGTACGTGTCGAGCAGCACGTTGGCGTCTGGTGCAACGAGACAGACCTGCGAAGCACGACGGAACAGCTCCGAGTCCTCGATCATGAGTCCGAGGTCCTGTGCGCTGCTGAGGGGCACGAACGTCGCGTAGGCATTCGCACTGAGCGGGGTGCCGCTGGGTTTCCAGGGCTTGGTGGCGTCTGCCACCGTTGCGCTCAGCTTGTTGAAGGTGACGAGCCTGCCGGTCCCCGCGATGAGTTCGCGTACCGTTGCAACGAGTTCAGCGTAGTCGATGAGCGCCACAAGCTGCCCTCACCGGATCACCCGATTGCCGCCGCTTGGGAGCAGATAGGGGCGGAGCAGCGCGTCAGCTGCGGGGTACGGGCGGAACGTGGGAGCGACGCTCCCTGGGCCCGATTGTGTGTAGGTGAGGTCCGTCTCGATGGGACCGACCTTCGTGCGCTTGGCGCTCAGCGTCTTCCCGTTTGACTCGAACGTCGGATCCGGCGCAAGGGGTGCGGTGATCTGGCGCAGCGCATACTCGGCGCAGGCACGCTGAACCGCAAGGGGCACCGCACCATCTTCACCGATGTACAGCCGCGGGAAGCTCAGGTTCTGCGGGGTGTCGGGGAACTGGCGCTCACCCTTGAACCGGTGGCCCCAGCGGACCTCGATGAAGTCGGTTGCAAGCACCAGCGCAGTCTCTTTGGCGCCTTGCGTCGCGTTGAGCCAGGCCGTGTTGTTGCGAAGGGCATGGTAGGCATCCGCCTCAGCGATCGTGGTGTAGCTGTTGGCGTTCACCAAGCCCGTGCCGTCCTCGGGTGTGAAGAACCCGAACGGGGGCACCTCACCGACCTCGTTGCTGTACGCAACGGTCGAACCTTGCTGGTTCGTTGCGGTGACCTTGCACCGAAGCAGATGGTCGATGTCGCTGTTGGCGACAATGTAGGTGCGGCTTCGTGCGCCGTTGATTGACTCGAACGGGTGCCCACCGATCTTGGACGCCTCCCACTGGTAGGCGTAAGTCGTGGACCCGGTCGTGGTCCACGTACCCTGCGAGCAGGTCAGCGTCTGCCCGACGGTTGCGGTGCCTGTGAGGGCTGGTGCGACATCGTTGACCGGTGCGGGCATGTCAGCTTCCCTTGCAGATCTTGCGGTGCTTCCCGAGACCGACGTCGAGGTAGAGGTCCGCCCACGCGGCGAGCGTCACCGTGCTGCCTTCTTCCAGCTTGCCGATCAACCGGTGCTGGCCGGCTGCCATTGCGGGCACGCCGATCGAATGGTTGCGCGGACCGACAACGGTTGCAGCCACCCCAGCAGCGTGAAGCGCTGGGGTGACGATGGCGAACATGCCGTTGGCGGGGATGACCACACTGCCTGTCGCGGGTGTCGCCAGCAGCGCCTTGAACGCTGCGACGTCCATGCGCTGACGTTGGCGCTTCCGCTTGAGCTGCGCGGCTGTGGTCATCACTTACGCGGCGTTGGACGCGCGGTGCCGCGGGAGTTCTTGCGTGCGAACGCCTGGTCCAGCGCCGACGCCTTGGACATGCGCGCCAGCTCCTTCAAGTCGACTCCGGCGGTTCGGAGCTGTTGTCGGAGGTTGGCTCGTTGCTGGAGTGCTTCCAGCTGGCGCTTGTGATAGGAACCGACTTGGTCTGCAAGAGTCTCTTGAGCTCCTGCACGGACAGCAGCGTCGAGCGCAGCGTCGAGCGTCGCAACAGCTTGCGAATGCTCTTGATCCGCTTTCGCCTTTGCTGCGCTGGCTTCATCGACCCGGGCTCGCGCGGCTTGGATGGCAGCTTGAGCCGGGGAGATGCCCGGTTCGGCTTCGTCGTCGGGCTTGTCCCCGGTTCCTGCTCCCTGCACCGCCGCGACATCGCTGCCCTCCCCGATTGCGCCCGGCTGCGCGGCGGCAGGGGCCGCGATCGCCGGGTCGCTGGTACCTTGCACCCCCTGGCCCGAATCGGCCGCCCCTGCGCTCGTTTGCAGCGTGGGGCGCGCTCGGGTGAAGCCTGGCGCGACCTGCGCCAGCGCTTCGCGCGTCAGAGACGCGTCGCCTGCGAACAGGCGAACGGTTTCCAGGCGGGGAAGCCCATCGGATGTCCAGTGGGCGTCGTTCTTGGGGTCGAGCTGCTGGAGGGCAGCGATGGTCTTGGCGGTCATCTGAGCTCCGGTTGCGGTTGCAGGTTAGTCGTCCAGGAGGACGACGTACACGATGTCGACCACACCGGTGACCGTCAGATCCTGGTCGTCGGCGCTGATGTTGGCGTCGTCGATGAGCAGGTTGAGGTTCAGCTCCAGCGAGCCGTCGGTGTTGTCCAGCGGCGCACCCGGAGCCGCGCTGATGCCGCGCGCCACCGGACTGACGCCGGCGGTCGCTGCGCCCAGCGCCGAGCTGGCGATGATGTTGACATCGGTGCCCGACAGCGTGGCGTCGGCGGTTGCCGTGGTGCCGATGCTGTAGTCGCCGTCGAATGCGGCCTGGATGCCCGACGCTGCCGCGGCCTTGGTGAACTGCAGATAGGCAGCGGCGCCCAGGATGAGGATGTTCCCCTCGGGCAGATCGCCGATCACTGCGGTACCCCAGCCCACACCGGTGGCGCCGTCGACCTGGATCGCCTTGGCGGTCAGCTTGACGCGTTGCTTGCGGACCGCCTGGTTTTGCGGCTTGCCGCGTGCCAGCGTCCTGATGAGACCCTTCATGAGACGTTCTCCTTGAAAAAGGGCCCGGGACCTTTCGGGCCCCGGGCTAGACCTGAGGGAGGCAACTGCGTTGAAGCCCCCTCAAGCGTTGGAGGATCAGGACTCGCGGGTGATCAGGCGAGCGATCTTGATCTGCTTGCGCTCGGCGTACACCCGCGCCCAGCTCCCGGCGTGCGCCAGGTTGTTGCTGGTGTTGGCGTTCGTCGGGCCACCCTTGGCAGCGGTGCCGGCGTACTTGTGGCCGACCGGGTGCAGGCACCATTCGGTCCGGCTGTACAGCGTCTCGCTGCCGCCGCCGTTGCCCGCCGCCGGGCTGCGGTCCACCTCGGCCGGGACCTTGGGCGAACCCATGCCCAGGCGCAGCGCACCCATGCCGAACAGCCAGGTCTCGTACACACCGGCCGCCGCGGGCATGCCGTCGTCCACGATCACCTCGCGCCCGAGGAACGTCGGGATCATGATCTGCTGGTTGCTGTCGGGCACCATGTCGATCATGTTGTTCTTCTGCATGCGGGCGTAGACCACGCTGTGGACGAACACCATGCCCAGCGAGTCCATGGAGTCGCCCATGGTCAGGCAGGCATCCACGAACGCTTCGGCGCTGAAGTTCGTCACGCCGTCCACGTAGCTCGCGCCCGACACGTCGTAGGTCAGGTCGTTCTGCGTGTGCTCGGTGCCGGTCGGGGCCGCCTCGTTGTCGTTGAACACACCGGTCAT